ACATTATTGAAAAATTTGAAATTAAAGGAATGAATAAATGAAACGTTACTACGTAGAGGAAGACGACAATGGCAAAGAGATTAAGCGAAAACTTACAACTTTTGCTAATGATGATTTAACACAGCTTTCAGATGATGAACTAGAAACATTATATTATGAATCGTCTGCTCAATTTTTAGCTAAAGCAATGCACTTTATAAAGATTGAAACTGAACTATTTTCAAGAAAGAATGTAACTGTAAGTGATGAAATTCTAATAAATGCTGGCAATAATATTATTGAAGCTATTAATCATGTAAGCAATTGAACCATAGAAAGTAAGATATATTCATTTACAAAAGAAAGCCTCACAATTAAGTGAGGCTCTTTTTTATTTGTTCGGTGCCATTTCAACTTTAATGTTATTAGCTTGTAAAAAGCGCACGTGCCAAGGCGCCCCCTCACTCCAAACATAATGTTTAAGGTCTTTGCCTGTTGTTTCTTTATAAATTTGTTTAACGATATTCAATTGGTCACCATTAGTTAAACCAATTACTTTTGTTCCGTTGAAGTAGTATACTCCACCAACAGGTTTTCCATTTTTTGCATTAACTTGATATGTAAATTTCATTAAATCGTCGTCCTCTAAATCTGTATTATTTGTTGTGTTGTTGCTAGAGCCCTCGGTTTGTCCCGTAAGGCGTTTATTTAGTTCTGCGATAAAATATGAGCGACAGCTTTCTACCGTTCCACCGTGAGCTTCTACTGAACGTCTAGGACAACTTGTGCTTGACAGTTCTTGATGTAACTTCACGGTATCACGATTAGGAGTTAGTGCCCATTGTTTCATGTACTTAGCAACGTCATCTAGTACCGCTTGCTCATTTCTTAAGAACTGGTTTAAATCGCCCTCTGATTGGCATACTTCCCAACTGGCATAATTTGCATTACCGTATGAGTTAGCACAATGCCATGCCATATTAGAGAAGTCAGAAGCCTGTAATCGTCCGTCATTTCCAATATAAACATGAGCAAAGCCATTTTCAGGGTTATGATTAGGTAACCAGTTGTTGTAGAAGCCAGCGTTAGCACCATTTGAGCCTGCGTCATTGTGAATTACAACCCCGGTAGGATTATAACCACGTACACCAGCATTAGTTATATTCATTCTTTTTTATCCTCCGTTTGTTCTGCTACCGCCTCAGGAACACTTACACCATTCTTTTTAATAAGTTTAACCAAACCGTCAAACATAGGGCTAATTTTTGCAATTAAGTAAATAAATTGTCCTACAAAGTACAACAAGCCTACGTTAATCACTGTTTTAGCGATATCAGAAGTTGAGGGTGTTTGTGTAAAGTAAAAAACTGCATATAAAATCCATAGCGCGAAGACTACCGTCAAATCAATCACAAGTCTACGTTTAAAAGGTGGGTTCATCGCTTCTCTATCTTTGACCCACGTAGCGAAAAGAATCGCTAAAATCAAGATAGTTATTAAAATCATTCTAGTTACCATTTTGTTTTGCTTTCTATTTTGTTATTTAATAAAGTAGCTTGCGTTACCGCGTGCAGAAAGAGAGTTACTACCAATATCTCCACCCCACCAAGTAATACTACCATCTGGGTTTATGTCAATATGGAAAATACTATCTCTTCCAACAAGATGACCAATAAGACTTTGAGCAACAGCTGGACGAAATGGTTTATCCACCCACGTCCTAGACATCGTTTGTCCTTTTTTTATATTTGCTATACTACCAAGGAATCTAACAATTACTAAATCATCGTTCTTTTTAGTAAGTTGCAATTGCAAACCAGGAGCGGTTTGAACTGTTGACGTTTGAACTGGAACATGGATTGTACCTTTAAGTGATATATCATTTGCAGAAATACTATCCAAATTACTGGTCTGAACAATTGGTTGAGTGCTTGTTACTCCAGTTCCTGAAGTTACAACAACATCAAAACAAACTTTTAAAACGCCAGAGCCGTTGTTTATGTCAACACGGTTGCTATTATTTGCGGTTTCGGCTGATAAACTAACAGGATTAGCGGTTTGAGTTAAGTCAATATTTGCATGAATGTAATTAACTGAATTTTCTTTCAAAGCTACTGTTTCGTTTAATAGTTCAAAATATCGACCACCAGCAATAATTGAAGTGTTAGTGTATTGTACGTTTAGGGCTGTATTTAACGGACTTGTCCAGTCTTTGCGTCTAATCGTTCCGTAGTCCATTCCTGTCAACATCATGTATAGTTTTCCGTCATTATTAGAACCGACCGGGAACTCTGTACCATTTTGACTAAAAAACGTGAAATTTTTAATTGTCATTTTTAACCTTTCTTGAAATTATCTTTGCTTTATCTAAAACTGGGTTATCAGTAATTGATAGCTCCAACAATCTAAATTTTCTACCACCATAAGGATAACCACCAATTGATACAAATTGGCCGACTTCGTACAAGAGCGTAGTTTCGACTCTAAGAGAGTTTTCACTATTATAGTACACTTTACCATTCAATAACTCTAAGTGGTCTTTGCGTAGCTCTCTGCACCCTGTGAAGCTATCTATTCTATATTTGTCTCCATAAGTGGCTACATACTCATATAACATTTGATTTATTCCCACTTTCTACAAAAATAAGTCTATCATTAAACTCCGTTTTAACTCTGTCTGCTATATATCCTGAATATAGTTTTCCTTCGTACCAAACATCAACCAAGTCATTAACATACAAAGGTGAGAGTTCGTTTTGGTTAAAAATTAATCTTGTGACGATTGTAGAGGGCGAAATTTCAGCCTTAATGGTAGACATGTTTGGTGGGTTTCCGTGGTCATCTCTATCATAAAATAATGTTTTAACTGTCCTTACATCTGGCAAATCTGTTCCGTCTCCTCCATAAGTGCTATAATCAATGACATCGCCGTTGTTTTTGGCTGTATACATTTTAGGAGGGTCTTTATAGTCGTCTGTATTTGAGCTTTTAACGAACACGACTGCAAAATTATAAGCTGAACGTTCTACTATTGTTTCCGTGTCCATTGCTACACTTTGTTTAATATCTACCCTTGTCGTTATTCTAATTCTATTCCAGTTTCTTGAGGCAAAGTTAATAAACAACAAGTTTCTAGGGTCTGTTTCAGATGAAGCATGCTGAATGGTTGTAGTTGGTTGGAATTGAACCTTGGAAAATATCCTTTTAGCTACGTCATGAGCTGATGAAGTTTCCGATTTTCGGTTAATCGTAGCCTTTCCAGCGAAAATACTTGAATTAAAGAAATAACCATAGCTCATTAACTCATTCTTATTAGGGTCAATCAAATAGTCAATGATAGCAGCGTTTGTCGTTTTAGTTATTGCGTTCGGAACATCAAGACTTTCAATCATTGCCCAAAAATAGTTCTTTAACGTAGCTTTATTGCTTTCGTCTACATCTGTCACAAGGTAAACCATATCTAAGTTCAGTTTTTTCTTTTGACCTAGGGTCTCCTCAATTGGAACAACTTCAGGAAAAAGAATTTGAACAATATCTCCAACTTCTACCGAAACGGTAAATGTGGCTGATGAAGTGTAAAGATAGCCTGTTTCCCACAGTTCGTAGTTAATAACTTGACATCTTGATTTAGGTATCGGCAACCCTCTTTTTTCTTTTTTACCATTAGGAAGGTTAAAATCAGATATATTATAATAGTTTGGATTAAAGTTATCATACACATTAGCTTCTAACATTAAACAAATTCAGCCTTTCTCTTGATTTTAAACTCTGCCTTACTTAAATTGATTAACTCCATTTGACCTTTTTCAATTATACGAGTTCTATATCGCTCGAAGTCCATTACAGGGAATAAATTTAGAGCAGTCGTTCCGTTCCAACCTTGATAGGTTTCGTCATTTACATCTGTATTTATTAAAATATAGTCTTGCAACTGTTCCGTCTTAAATACAATTGCAGTATATTCATTTCCGATATCGTCTAAAAATCTAACTCCAGCAGGTGTTTTAGGTAGTTTCGGAAATAATATCCCTATAAAACTAAATATTTCGTCTTTTATATCCCAGCGACTTAAACGTTCTATATTTGTTTCTCCATAGTAAGTGTAAGAAGTTCCTTTGACATACTTATAGTCTCCTGGTGCTGTTCCACCATAAATTTTAGATTTACCAGAAAGAACTTTACCATTTTGAACCATATCAAAAGTTAAGTTTTCGTAAGTGTACCACTTTGTGATTATATCAAAAGTTATCTTTTCGCTGAAAGTTCCGTTTTTACCGTAACCCTCTGTCTTTGTGACATCTGCTAAAGCTAAATCAGCATATACCTGAAAAATCTCTGTTTGATATTCAAGTGTAACGAATTTTTGGTTAAGAATATCATTTATAAAGTCTTTCATTAATCGATAATTTTCTTCTAAACTTTCACCAAACGTTTCTAACTTAAACTCTATTTGAGGTTGAGTGATCGAGCGAGTTCCCATTACTCCGATACCATTACTTTGCCAAATGTTATTAGTTGATTGTAACCCTAAATTAGAGGGCTGATAAAACCTAACTTTTCCATTTGTGACGTCCCAGACTTTGTCGTTCATTCCGTCTAAGTTGGTATGTATTTTGTACTGTCTTACCATTAAGCCCTCCCTAGGTCAAATTCTCGTCTGATTGCACGCGCTAAGTTAGAAACATCTTGCCCAGCTCCACCTTGTACGTTAAATGTGTTATACGTTCTATTATCGCTTGATACGCTGTTAGTGCTTAAACCGTAACCGCTAGAAGATAAGTTGATATCTGTTAAACCCACTACCATAGAACCTTTGAACAGTCCTCCTACTTTTTTTGAAACCCAATCAATCGAACCTTTGATATTCTTAATTGTGTTTTCTACACCACCTAGAGCGTTATCTATTGTATTTTTTACTCCTCCAAATATATCACTAAAGAAGCCACCAATACCATTAAATACATTTTGTATTGAGTTGTAAGCATTAGAAGCAATATTTCCAAAAGCATCGAATACTCTGCTAACTGCGTTTTTAGCACCGTCAAATATATTACCAAAGAAGCCACCAACACCATTAAATACATTTTTTATTGCATTCCAAGCATTCCCAGCAAAGCCTCCAAGAGCGTTGAATACTCTGCTAACTGCATTTTTAGCACCGTTAAATATATCACTAAAGAAACTACCGACTCCACTAAATACATTTTTTATTGCATTCCAAGCATTCCCAGCAAAGTTACCTAGTGCGCTAAAGACATTTGCTACAACATTTCTAACACCATTAAATATTCCGGCGTAGAAGTTTATAACAGTATTCCATATTGACTTAATGAATTCCCAAGCATTCCCAGCAAAACCTCCAATTGCATTAAAGACATTTGCT